CGGGAACAGCAATGGGGAATGGTGCCAATGACGGAACAATAACCGGGTTCATCGTGAACACAGGTAGCGCAAATATCAATCTGCTTTTCCATCGGCTCACCCCTCCAAAATCTTGATCAGGTTGTGAATCCCACGGGTTTGAAGGCCCTGAATTTTTCCGGTGCCAGCGTAGAACTGAAACAGTTGATCATCAGACTTCCGCCAGCAATGAAAGTGGCCGGTCTGCGGGTTCTTCAACTGGTATTCAATCCCGTGGGTTTCAAACTGCTGGATAGCATAGGCGATCCGGTCAGGGTTCTTGGAAACCCGGTCTTTGTGGTTTTGTCGGGCGTGGTCCTTCAAGGCGTCCCAAAATTCATCCCTTGGCATTGGCTCCACCATCCTTCAGGGTGATTTTCACATAACCGGCCTTGGGATTAGGTTTGGAGCATTCCGCCGCAATAGCGGGATATTTTTTCTTCAGCTTGGCGGAATCAATAGTGGTGGAATTGCTTGGTGCAACCAAGGTCAGGTTCAGCACATCACTTTCAAACTTCTTCACTCCAAACTTCATCATGGCATCATACAGGGCCGCTTTCATGGCCTTTTCCTGTTCTTCAATGGCCTTCTTGTGGACAGTCAGCGAAGCAATAGCGTTCAGGGTGGCAAGCTGGGATTGCTGGAAAGCCTGAAGCCCTGCTTCTTCATCGAACTTGGCTTGTCCGCATTTCTCCGGGTTTTCCGGGCAACCATCAGCACAGGAAGCCCGATCCGGGCAGAAATTGCAACACCCATCAAACTTGCCAAAGGGACACGGGTTTTCACATTTGGTCATTGTCTGCACCTTCTTTCATGTAAACATCGTGATATTGAAGCCCAAATTCAAGGGCGGCTTGGTGATCGTCAAAGTAAATATCCACAAGGTTTTCCCCGTACTTGTCCACCACCCAAGAAGCGGTTCTGTCCTGTACTATGTAGGTTCCAACCCCTTCAACCTCTAACACGGTTCCGAAGGGCAACGGGGAAGCA